GCTAAGGGAACGGGCATAGTTCAAGCAGGACCAGGATCAGCTTTAATATAGAGTAAATAGAACTAAATAAACATATGGCTACAAACGCAACACAAGAAGATGTCTATACCTTTGATCAAGATCATCTTAATATAGATGATCCTGAAGCAATTCGTTATCTAACTTTGATGACTCCTAGGGATTTGACTTTACAATTTACTAAGAACCCTAATACGGGTGATCTTGCTTTGAAAACAGGTTCTAATGCAGTAAAGGAATCTATAAGAAATTTGATTTTAACTAAAAAAAAGGAAAGACCGTTTCAACCAGCACTTGGTTCAAGTATACTGGAATTATTATTTGAGCCAAATGATATAATTACTGAAAAATTAATTGAAGATGAAATTAGAACTACAATTGAAAATTTTGAAAGAAGAGCAGAAGTATTAGATGTAATTGTTAATGATGATAGAGAGGGACAAGGTTATCGTATTAAAATAATTTTTTCTGTCATTAATGAAAATGAACCGGTAACATTTACAACATTTTTAACAAGAAGTAGAGGTACTTAAATGGCAGAAGCTACTAAATTACGAGTTTCAGAATTAGATTTTGATCAAATAAAAAATAATTTTAAAAGTTTTCTTAAAGAACAAGATATTTTTAGAGATTATGATCAAGATGGTTCTGCAATTTCTCAACTTTTAGATATTTTAGCATATAATACTCATTATAATGCTTTTTATTTAAACATGGTAGCAAATGAAATGTTTATTGATTCTGCCACTACTAGAAATGCTATAATATCTTTATCTAAATTATTAGGATATACTCCGAAATCAAGAACAGCGGCAAAAGCAAATGTAAATATATCAATAACACCCAATGATTCTCCTGCAAATATTACTGTAGCAAAAAATACAAAATTTAATTCTGTTATAAATGGAGTTAATTATACTTTTGTTACTGATAAATCATATGGAACGACTGCAAATAATGACAATTCAGTAGTTACTATTGAAAATGTTTCATTAATTGAAGGAGATCCATTAACTTTTCAATATACTGCTAATACACAAGATTCTTCACAAAGATTTACTGTTCCTAATAGAGGAGTTGATCATTCAACAGTTACAGTTTCTATTAAAGAAAATTCTTTTACTACAACTTTATCTCCTTATACTTTAGCGACTGATCTGCTTGAAGTTAGTTCAACATCAAATGTATTCTTTATAGAAGAGGGTTCAGATTTTAAGACAGAAATAAAATTTGGAGATGGAGTTTTAGGAAGAAAATTACAAACTGGAAATATTGTTATTATTGATTATAATATTTGTGCTGGTTTATTGGGAAATGGTGCAAATAATTTTACAGTTGCAACAACTGCTGGAGGATATTCAACTGTTAATCTTTCAACTAATAGTAATGCTGAAGGTGGCTCCGATGAAGAAACTCTTAATTCTATAAGATTTAATGCTCCTAGACATTTTAATACACAAAATCGAGCAGTAACAAAAGATGATTATAAACGAATTATAATGAGAGATTATCCGTTAGCAGAATCTATAGTTGTATATGGTGGAGAAGAAGCAGATCCTCCTGAATATGGAAAAGTTTTTATAGGCATAAAACCTAAATCGGGACTTTATTTAACAGATTCAGTAAAAACAAATATTAAAGACAATATTCTTAAAAAATATAATGTTGCATCTATAACACCAGAGTTTGTTGATCTTGATTACATTTATGTTTTATTAACAACAACTGTTAATTTTGATTCACGAAAAACAACAAGAACTTCACAAACATTAAGAAGTAGTATTATAAATTCTATTAATACATATGTTTCTGAAGACCTTTATCAATTTGAACAAACATTTAGATTATCAAAATTACAAACAAAAATTGATGAAACTGATTCTTCTATTTTAGGTAATGATAGTACTATTAGATTGAAAAAAATATTTACACCAACACTAGATACAAAATTGTCTTATACTTTAAGATTTAATAATGCAATTTATCATCCCCATACAGGCCACGCTCCTGCTTTATCTTCTACTGCATTTTCTATAAATGATGAAAAAGATGTTTTAAGAGATGATTGTAAAATAAAAGATAAAGATAGTAAATTATTGATTTATAGAACAGATAATGAAGGAAAAGAACATACAGTTAGAGAAAATGCTGGTACTATTGATTATATAACTGGAAAAGTAGTAATAGATTCTTTTGATCCCGCATCATATGCAGGTAATGAAATTAGTGTAACCGTTATACCTGTTTTAGGAGATGTTGCATCTTTAAGAGAACAATTGATAACAATTCAAGAAAAGGATCTTAATTTAAAAATGAATGATACATCATTAGTTCAAAAACAAGATCAAGTTACAACAGCCGAAACCTCAACATCTCAAACAACCTCAGTAAATTATAATTAAGATGTCAGAATATAATTGGTTAAAAGATACAGAAAATATAAAAATAGTAAATAAAGTAGCAAATTTAATTGATGATCAATTACCAGAATTTGTTAAAGAAGAAGGTGGAAATTTTTCTGAATTTTTACAATTTTATTATAAGTGGATGGAGTCTCATGAATTAACTATTTCAACTGTGATTCAAGATGAATATCATGTTAGATTAGAAAGTGAACAGGGGGGTTTTGTATTAGAAACAGGATTTGATCTTATATTAGAAGGAGATAGAACTAATGTAAGTGCTTATGAAAAAAATGAAATTATAACAGGAGTAACTTCAGGCGCAACTGGTACTGTTGATAGAAACACAAATACAGCATCGAGTAAAATTTATGTAACTGGAGTAACAAAAACAGATTTTGAAGTAGGTGAATTAATAAAAGGCACAAATAATCGAACACTTGGTACTGTAACTAGCTTTCAAAAAAATCCTCTTTTTGCATCAAGAACATTATTACAATCGAGAGATATTGATAGTACAACAACATCCATGGTGGATTATTTTGCTAAAGAATTTTTGGTAAATTTTCCATTAAATTTAAGTACAGATAAAACGCTTTTAATAAAACATATATCTGATGTTTATAGAGCAAAAGGAACAAGTTCCTCATATGATTTTTTATTTAAATCATTATATGATATACAAAATCTTACTTTTTATACCCCAAAAATAGATTTACTTAAACCTTCTTCGGGTAATTGGCAACAAGATCAATCTGTCAGAATTATTACTGATGATCCTATATCATCATTTGAAAGTCATTCTGTTACAGGAAAACAATCAGGCGCAACTGGAATTGTAAATCGTCTTGAACAGTTTGCGGCTGGAGTTTTTGATATAACAGAATTATTTTTATCAAATATTGAAGGAACATTTATTGTAGGAGAATCAGTTGAATCAAATGAAGTTGATGGTGTATCTGGTAGCGGAATAGCACAAGGATTGATATCTGAGATTATTATTACTAATGCGGGTTCGGATTATAAAATAAATGATAAACTTACATTTTCTGGTGGAGGAGGTGTTGAAGCAAAAGCAAAAGTTGGGGAGATTGGATCTGGTACATTAACTAATTTTACTGTATTTGATGGTGGAGATGGTTATATTGAAGGTAAAGAATTAACAGTAAATAATTTTGCTACATTGGGGACAGGATTTGAAGGAAAAATTAAAGATGCAATTGATAGTTTTACATTTTCAAAAAATGAAGATATAATAGGAAACTTTACAACAGTTACATTTAATGATACTGCATATGAATTAAGCGGAGATGAGACAGCAAATAGTGAAGATAGATTAATTGATGCATTGGGTTTTTCAAAATTGGATGCAGGACATATTTCTACTGTAGAAACAACTGCCTCTGGAAGTGGTTATGAAGCTATTCCAAAAATATCAGTTGCAGAAACAACAACTGAAGATTTTACTGAAAGCTCTATTCGGATTTTAAATTTAAATCCAGATCCCGATGAACTTGCTACAACGAATGCGATTACAGACTTTTTTGATGCGGGAGAAAAGATCACTTCAAACAGTGGAAATAAAATAGGAACATTTTTTGGTACTGTAAAATCAGATGATACTCTTTTAGATCCTTCTAGAATAAGAGTAAAAACAATAAAATATTTGGATCAAGATGTAACTCAAAAAATTCCAATTGCACAAAGAAATGATTTGATTGTAAATAATTCTTCTTATTTGTCATCTACAAAACCATCAGTATATCATGTAGTATTTATTTCTGGTGGTTCGGGTTCAGTAAATAAAATAAAATATAAACGAGGGATTGATGCAAGAGAAGATTTTAATAGTGCAAATAATGAGACAAATGTAGATTGGTATCCAGCAGACTGGGAAGCAGGTGTTGGTGTAGAAGTAACAGGTGGTTATCAAACATTAAATTTTAGTATTTCATCAATTACTAGGGTTGGTACACTTGCAACTGCAACCACATATGGATATCATGGATTAGATGATGGACAAACAGTTGCTATAACAGGAGCAAGTCCTGCTGGTTATAATGGAACTGTGACAATTGCAGTACCAAGTAGAACCACTTTTACATATACTGTGGGAGGTTCTTTAACAACTCCTGCCACAGGAACTATATTATATAATGAAAATATTTCTGTAAAATTTACATTACCTTTTGGACATACTACTGATGATGAATATGCTTTTTCTACTATAGATTTTGTTTCAAATGAAGTTATTACTGGTGCTAATTCGGGAGCAGTTGCAACTGTAAATACTGGTGTTGCTTTTTCTGAGGGAGGAGATTTAGGAAATAATGCAATTGTCGGTGTTGCCGCAGGAGATGCTGGTTCTGGTTCGATTAAATCTGTTGAAATTCAAGATCCAGGAGTAGGATTCACATCTGCTCCTGTAATAACATTGCCGGGTCTTGGTGCGGAAAACGCAAATTTAACTGCAAAAATTGGTGCAATGAGATCAGAGACAGGATTATATCTCGATGAAGATGGGCAAGTGAGTTCTAATAAAAAAATTATTGATAGTGATTTTTATCAAGATTATTCTTATTCTTTAATTGCAAATAAACAACTTAATGAATATCAAGAAATTGTTTTTAAATTATTGCATCCTGTAGGATCAAAACTTTTTGGAGAATTTACACCTGATTCTGCTGAATTAAATTTGGGATTTGAAAGCAGATTAAAATTTGAAGATGGTGATTTAGCATTAAAAGAAGATGGTGATGATCTTTTGATGGAAGATTTTACAGATCCAAGACATGCAGTGGTATTTAATAATAATCAAAATTTAGGAACGGGAACTATTACCTTAACGGGTAATTCTGATATAGCACTTGGAGATACTACAGATTTTACAGCAACGTATAGTGAAGGAGATCATATTGTTGTAGATGAAGAACAAAGTTTTGAAGTTTCTTATGGCGAATTGAGATTAGAAAATTATTTAGCGGGCACAATAGCAACATCATCATCAAATGTTATTTCTATTATAGGATTAGGTAATAATTATCCTATGACTTTAACTGTTCCTGATGATTTTAGTGCTAATGCTAATTTTGTTGCAAATAGCGTAGTTACACAAATAAATTCTACAACAGGAGAAAAAGTAACTGGTGTTGTTTTTAGACATGAATTGGATCCATCAAATAATAACATATTAATTTTACATTCTTGTAATGGAATATTTGATACTTCAAGTAATGCAAATTCCACAGTTGGAAACAATTCAGTATTAAGTATAGAAACATATAATACAATTTTAGAAGGAGGATCTGCTGATTTAACAGGGGATTTTGTATTAGAAGCAGATGGAGCATCGACTATTGCGTTGGAAGATAGTGTATATCGAAATAATGAACCAATTACAACTGCAACATTTCAATATGTAAAATCTAATGTAATTTTTGGTGTTACTACAAATTTTCAAGCAGATTTTAGAGTAAATGATAAACTTAAATTGTTAACGACTCAACAAGATACAAAAGTTATTGAAATAATTAATTCGACATGTTTAATAGGAAATACTGCAATAAGCACAGATAATTCTTTTAATATAGTTTTAGAGAATGCAACATCTGGTTTTCCAGGAAGTTTTATTACGGAAGATGGTGATAATATTATAGTAAATAATATTGAGCCCTCTTCGGGTAAATTTGACAATGAAGATATACAGTATTATAATTTACTTGAATCAACAGTAAGAGGAACAACTACTGCAAATGGAATATATACAGGAAATACTTCTTTAGCAGGAATAGGTTCTTCTTTTGGTGAAGATTTAATGATAAATGATATTATCACATTATCTTCTAATACATCTTCAAAAGCAAAAATTTTAACAATAGTGGGTCAAATTTTAACTTTAAATAGAGCAATAGGCGATGGAACAGTTGGACAAACTATAACCTTACATACACCTAGGAATATTGATTTAGAAAGAAATGCAACCACTATAACTTTATCAACTCCTTATGATGGTTCAAATAATTTTATGAATTTGACAGTTAATTCAACTGCTACAGGATTGTTACTTCTTGAAGATGGAATTGGTACTGCTAATGCGGGATATGTTGGAAATACTTCAACCGAGGGTAGTTTTAAATTTGAAATATTATCAACATTTGATAATCAAACACCTAAATTTATACAAACATAAAAATATTTTAATAACATAAATAAACATATGGCTAGATTGGTTACAACAAAATTTAAAATACATAACGCAGAGCAATTCATTGAATCTCTCAGCGAAACTTCAGCAACAAATTTATATTTGTTTATTGGAAAAGTACAAGAATGGGATGATGAAAATGCTCCTCCAGCACCAAATGAAGCTGTGGCAAATACTTTGTATAGTTACTGGGATCAAATGATAGCCGCAAAAAAAGTTACTTCTGCAGATGTTAAACACGTTATTACGAGAACAAATTGGGAATCAAATACTGCATATACTGCTTATTCTCATACAAATGAATACCAGTCAGCAAATAATTTTTATGTTGTTACAGAAGATTTTAATGTATATAAATGTGTACAAAATAATTTATCAAATGGAGCTTCAACAATTAAACCAACTGGTACAGGTACGGCAGTTATTGAAATTTCTGATGGATATAAATGGAAATATATGTATACAATTACATCTCAAGATACTTTAAAATTTACAACTTCTGAATATATTCCTGTACAAAAAAGCGTAGATGCTAGACAAATTGCAGTTGAAGACGCCGCTATTGATGGTCAAATAGATATTATTAATAAAACATCAAATGGTGATTTTAAAGTTGAATTTACAGCCGCTCCAGAAAATGCTGTTGGTGATTCTCAAGATTTTGTTTCTGGCGAAACTTTAATAGGTCAAACATCAAATCAATATGGTACTCTTGTTAGTTTTACTTCTGCGGCAAATAATTTAACTTATTCTGTTAGTGTGGGAAATGTAAAATTTAGTAATAGTGAAGTTGTTTTAGGATCATCATCTAATGCAAGAGCAACAATTTCTAATACACCAACATCAACATATGAATTTGATACAGGAGTATTTGCAAGTGTAACTAATTCTACTGTAATGCAATTATCTACAAGTGCAAATAATTCTTCAGATGGTTTATATGTAAATTCAACTGTTTTTGTGGTAAATAATGCAGGACAGGGTGAACAAACTACGATTACACAATATGATTCTTCACTTAGACAAATAACTGTAGATCCTGCTTTTACTATTACACCGACTACTGTTTCTGGTTATGAGGTAGCACCATCAATTACAATAAATGGAGATGGAACCGCTTTTAAGGGAAGAACAAGAGGAAATGTTTCTCATGGTATAACAGAAGTAACTGTAACAGAAAAAGGATCAAAATATACTGTAGCGAATCCTTCTATTTTTGCTAATTCTTCTTATGGAACAGGAGCAAATTCTGAAGTTATTATTGGACCAGTGGGGGGTCATGGTAAAAATGCAATTGAAGAATTGGGAGGAAATAGAGTTATGGTTGATTCTCGTATTTCTGGAAATGAATCAGGAAGATTTACAACATCTAATGATTTTAGACAAGTGGGTTTATTAAGAGATCCTTTACAAACTGCAAATACCCTTGCATTTTTTACAGAATCTTTATCTGATCAATCTACAACCTTATCGATTGGTGGTGTTGCTGGATCTTTTCAGGCAGATGAAAAAGTTTATACAGGAACATCTTTATCAAATAGTACTGCCAATGGAGTTGTTGTAGATTTTCTAAATAATAATACATTAAGAATAAATGAAGTAAAAGGTACTTTTCAAGATAGTAATGTCGTAACTGGTGCGAATACAAGTTCAACCGGAACAATCTCTGCAAATGGTGTTGCTCAACCAGGAATGAAACCATATAGTGGTGATGTACTTTATATCGAAAATAGAGAAAAAATTACTAGATTGCAGAATCAAGTAGAAGATTTTAAGATTGTATTGGAGTTTTAACAAATGCCTAAATTAACACAAGATTTTAATATATCACCTTATTATGATGATTTTAATGAAGCTAATAAATTTTATAAGGTTTTATATCGTCCTGGATATTCTGTTCAGGCGAGAGAATTAAATCAAATACAATCTATACTTCAAAATCAATTAGAAAAAACCGGTGATACTCTTTATCAAGATGGCTCTAAAGTTTTAGGAGCAGAATTAGTTTTAAATAATAAAATTAATTCTTTGAAATTAAAACCAACCTACTCTAATGTTGCAATTGTTTCATCAAATTTTAATGGTAGAATTATTCAAGGACAAACATCTGGAGCAAAAGCAGAAATTGTAACAAGTAAAGGTTTTTCGACTGATAATTTAGATATCTTAATGATAAATTATGTCGATGATACTAAATTTTTAGATAATGAAACCATCAATACTATTGATACAGGAACAACATATTTTGCAACTATTGCTGGAGCAGATGATGGATTGACTGGAGCAACTACGGAAACATCTTTGGCTTCTGGTTTGGGTTCTATAATTAGTGTTAATGAAGGATTATTTTATATTGGCGGATATTTTGTACATGTTTCTCCTCAAAATCTTATTTTAGATACTGAAAATAATGCTCCCTCTACAAGGATAGGTTTATCAATTGGAGAATCTATTGTTTCAAGTATTGAAGATTCCACACTTTTAGATAATGCAATAGGAACTCCTAACTATTCTGCTCCTGGAGCAAATAGATATAAAATTGAATTAACATTATCATCAAAAAGTTATTTTGAAATTGGTAAAACAATTGCATCATCAGGTCTTACTTTTTCTGTAAATACAAAAGATAATAGATCAGGAACAGCAACTATAACAACTACTACTGATCATAACTTATCTATAGGCGATGTTATAGTTGTATCTGGTGCTGGAGAAAAAGAATATAATGGAAAATATACAATTTCAGCAGTTGCATCTACTACAACTCTTTCTTATTTAATACAAGGCAAACCTTCAACACCTGCATCTGGAACACCTGTATATGTAACAGGAGTAACTGATCCGATTGCTAGAACTTCGGATTCTGATTTTATTGAATTGTTAAGATTAGAAAATGGTGAAAAAATAGAAGAAGTAAAATTTCCTATTATGGGAAATATAGAAAAAACTTTAGCAAGACGAACATTTGATGCTTCAGGAGATTTTACAGTTAGACCGTTTTCACTTGATCTTCTTGATCATAAAATTCAAGGATCTGCGGGTGATAGAACATCAACAAATACAAGTACAACCGTTACTGCTAATGGTTCAAATTTTATAGCAGATGTTAATGTTGGGGATACTATATTCTTTTCAGGAAATACTTCAAAAACTGCTGAAGTTACATCAATAGGAAATACTACATCTCTTACATTAACAACTGGAACTGCTTTAGGAGATGGTAGCGATAATCAAAGAATAGGTGTTTCTACAAAAATATCTGCGGAATTAAGTCCAGGAAAAGCATATATTAAAGGATTTGAACATGAAACGATAACTCCTACAGTTATAAGTTTAAACAAAGCAAGAGATACAGAATCAGTTTCCGCAGAAAAACAGGGAGTTGAGTTTGGACCATATGTAAAAGTAACAGATGTTATTAGTAATGTTGCTTTTACCACAGGTGTAAATTCAGCAACTATTAATTCAACATCTGGAGGAACGGGTGCTGATTTATTAGATTTGCATATTGTTAAATGGCCATCAACATCTAAATCTCATGATGGATCAGCAACTGGAAATCTTATTACTTATTTGGCAAATACTGCAGGAATTAAATATACTGGTCTTGATAATACTTCAGCCGCAACAATAGCAAATACAAAAATAGGAACGGCACGATTAAGACAACTTGATTTTAGAGCAGGAAGACCTTCTGATGTTTCTCCTAATGAATTTGGATATAAGTCTGGTGGTGTAGCAAATGCACAGTATCATACAAAATTTCCTGCAATATATGATGCTCATTTATTTGATTTTCGATTTGTAAAAGCAACGGGAACAGTTGCTTCTGCTATTACTGCTAATAGTACACTTATTAATTTAGTAGAATCTGGAGCTTATTCTTTTCCTACAATTAATTGTTTGTATGGTGCAACTATAACTGTTAATACATCTTATTTAGGAGTTAATACTTCTGATACAAGAGAAATTATTTCATGGTCGGGTTCATCTTCTGTTGCAAATTCTACTTTTGGTTATGATATACTTGCAGATGGAACTCTTGATGCTTCTGCATATACTGCAGAATTAAATAGTGCATTAACACAACCAACTCAAACCACTTCTACTTATTCTATAAATTTTGGTATTAAAGATATTAGATCCCTTGTAGAAATTGATGGATCTCAAAAATTCTCAAAAGCCATGAATATTGATATTAGTAGTAAGAATGATTTGACCGAAACTGGAAATACTATAATATACGATAATAACGATGATCAAAGAACACTATTATTTCCATATCAAAACAAAACTCTTTCGGGTTTGACAAAAGCATCTTATAAGTTAAAAAGAGGATTTACAGCAACGCTTTCTCAAAATTTAGCAACTATAACATCTGCAGAAGCAGGAGAATTATTTTATCCAGCAACTGGTGCAGGTGCCCTTACTTCGGCTGTATGCGATGCAAATTATTTGGTCTTTACTATAAGTTCAGCAGGTGAAGGAGAATATATTGAATTTAGTAATTCTTCAGGTTCTTCTTTTGGAGATGGTAGGTCTATTTCAATAAATGATGATGGGGATCAGTTATCGGTTAATGTTGAATCAAGCGTAACAGATGCAAAAGATTATGCTGGTAAACAAATATATGTTCTTGCTACAATGCTGTATAAAGCGGCTGGAGCAACAAGAGGAAATGGTGGTATTGGTACAAAAACCTTAGTATCAGGAAATGTTACAGTTGCTAATGTGACTTCTGCTTCATCAAATACAATTCAAGCAGATTCTGGTCAAATTTATTTGGGTACAGGAATAAATGCAGAACCAGGAATAGCTAATAGTTTAGAAATAGCAGATATTAAAAATTTAGTTGCTGTTGTAACTTCTTTAGATCCTGATACTGAAGTTACAAATGCACAAATAACTACGGCCATTTCTAATACTGCAAATGCTCACAATATTACAAGTAGTTTTATATTTAATAATGGTCAAAAAGATAATTATTATGATTATGGAACAATAACTTTAAAAACGGGAGAAGATAAACCAGTTGGTAAAGTAATAGCAATAGTTGATTATTATAATCATACTGGTTATGGTCCATTTACAGTTGATTCTTATATTTGGTCGGGTTCTGGAAATACACCATATAGTAGTATTCCATCATATACAAGTCCAACGACTGGTGTAAAAGTTGAATTAAGAGACATGATTGATTTTAGACCCAAAAGATTGGGTTTTGAAACATCTGATGGTACTAATTCACAGAATAATGATATTACAGCAACAGCAAATGTATTTAATGAAAAAGCAGTACCTGATTATGATTATACATTTGATACAGATTATAGTTATTATCTTCCAAGAAAAGATAAAATTGTATTAAATAGAGATAAAACATTTGAAGTAATTGAAGGAGTATCAGATAAATCTCCACAATTACCTGTCGATGATGATGATTCGATGACATTGTACAATCTAGAAATGCCCGCATATACCTTTAATGCAAGTGATGTAAAATTAAATTATATCGATAATAAAAGATTTACAATGAGAGATGTTGGTAAACTTGAAAGAAGGATTGAAAATCTTGAATATTATGTTTCTCTTAGTTTACTAGAAAAAGAAGCTGATGGATTAGTTATTACTGATGGTAATAATAATGATAGATTTAAAAATGGAATTCTTGTAGATCCTTTTGCGGGACATAATATCGGAGATGTTTTTAATGATGATTTTGCTATGGCAGTTGATTTTGATAAAAAAATATTAAGACCAACTTTTAATTCAGATTTACATCCATTAAATTTTAATGCAAATTCTGATGGAGCAACTGCTTTTTCAACCTTAGTGAATAATTCTGGTATATTAACTCTTCCATTTGCGGCAAATACATTTATAGCAATGCCTCTTACAGGATCAAATGATGGTAAAAATACTCAAAAAACTTATCAAATAAATCCTTTTTCTGTTCAGAATTATATGGGTCAAATGAAATTAGATCCGTATGGAGATACATGGTATGATCAAACTAATCTTCCACAGGTAAAGGTTAATATTGAAGGGCAATACGATAACTGGACTTCTTCTGTATTAACAAATAAAGGACATGGAACTCATTGGAATGATTGGGAAGAAATTTGGTCTGGATCTCAAATTAATAAAGATGTTAGAGAAGGTATTAGAGATACAGGTGATTCTGGTAATAATGATAGAAGAGCAAAAACAACAGAACAAACTAAAACATTAACTGGTTTAAGTTCAGGAAGTGTTCCAGAAAAAATTGTTAAATCTCTTGGAAATAAAACAGTTAATCTGAGTGTAGTTCCAAAAGTAAGACAACAAACATTAACTTTTATTGCTAAAGGATTAAAACCATCTAAAAATGTATATCCTTATTTTGGTGATAAAAATATAGCAGTTAATGTGAAACAGGCTTCGCTTGTAAGTTTATCGAATGTAAGTTCATTGAATGTATTTCGAACAACTTCAGGAAATTTTGAGCAAGTTACAATTCAAGGTTCTGGTTCAACTGCGGGTAATACTGCTAAAATTATTTACATGAGTGATAGAAATAATCAGAATAATTGTACTGTTTTACTTACAGATATGTCTGCTCAAACTGCTTTTACTGTTGGAACAGTAATTCAAGGAGATAGTACTGAAGCAAATGGATCTATTTCTGCAATTGTTAATTATCCTAAAACTGATACACAATTATTAGTTTCTACTGAAGGAGTTGTTGGAGGAACTTTTGATATTCCCGCTGGTACATTTACGGGGAATCAAAATCTTTTTAGAGTAACAGATGATCCTGATAATATTTCTTCAGTTACAACTTCAGTTGCGGAAGATATATTTCATTCTGCAGGAACAATCGATACTAAAAATGAATTAGGACTTGTTTCTGTCAGACCATTTATTTCAAGAAGAGAAAATATAAAAGAAGACAGAGTTACAAGAGCAACTTCTGATGGAAGGCAATCAAAGTCTACTGATTATTTGAATCCAATGGCACAAACTTTTTCAGTTGATAAGAATCAGTTTTCTACAGGCGTTTTTGTTGATTCTGTAACTTTGTTTTTTAGTGCAAAAGATAAGTCTGTAGGAAATAAAACTCCTGTAACATTGCAATTAAGACCTATGGTTAATGGAATGCCGAGTACATCGTTAATTGTACCAGGAAGTGAAGTTGTTTTAACTCCTGGAAGAATTACTGCAAATACAAGCACACCAGTTGCAAATACTAGCGGAGGATTTCCTTCTGGCTTTTTGGGGAATTCTGATTCTGCTAATAAGAGTGCTACAGATATTGGATCGAGAACAATGTTTAAATTTGATCATCCTATTTTTCTTTCTCCTGATGAATATGCAATTTGTGTATTAACTAATAGTAGTGCATATAAACTTTATGGATTTGAGTATGGTGCTTTTCATACGGGTACTTCTAGAAAAATAACAAAACAGCCTTATGTTGGAAGTTTTTTCAAGCCCTCAAATGTGGGAGTTTGGGAAGAAGTAATGGATCAAGGTTTAATGTTTCAATTGGATAGATGTGAATTTATATCAGCGAATGCATATGCTAGATTAGATAATTCTGATGTTTCAAGTGGAAATGCAAGTTCGAATACGACTATAGATACATTTAAAGTAGTAACTGAATCGCTTAATTTTGCAAATACTTATACGAATTTTGATTATTATGTTACAGATTTAGCGGGAGCCACAAAGGGTTCTGAAATAAAATTTAAAGAAAATAAAAACATTGATTTTAAAACACAAAAACAAATTACATATCCACAGGCCGCAAATAATAGTTTTACAATTAATGCGTATTTTGAAACTGCAAATACATTAATATCTCCAGTAATTGATGAACAAAGAATGGGTATTGTTAGTGTTGAAAATATTATCAATAATGGAAGTTTATCAAATTCTGATATAGTATTATCTAATAATGGAACAGGTTATTATCTAGCTGAAGTAGGTAGTGCAACAAGCAATGCGGCCTCAGATGGTAATACAAGTGTATTTGTAGTGTCTGATCCTGATATTGGATCAAATACTGCTACGTTGGCCGCTAATGTTCATGCAAATGGAACTATTAATCAAGTTGTTGTTAAAAGTGGTGGTACGGGATATATTTCTACACCAACTGTTACTAACTGGGATGTTGGGGGATCGGTTTCTGTTTCTGATAATGTACGAATGACAACAGCCGCGGCTATTAATATTGTCGGTGAAGGTGCTAATAATACTGCGACTTTATCTACAACAAATGTAGTATCATTTTCTTCTGGAGGAAATTTAAAAGCTAGATATATTACAAGAAGAGTAACATTAGAAGAAGGATTTGATGCAGTAGACCTTAAATTATATATGGATGCGTATAAACCAAGAGGTTCTAATATTCATGCTTATTATAAAGTTCTTGCTGGAGATGATCAAGAATCTTTTGATGATAAACCTTGGATTCTTATGAAACAACAAACTGCAGATACTTCTTATTCTGTAAATGAAAATGATTTTAAACGATTTGAATTTAAAACATATGATGAAAAAATTTCTTATTTGGCCGCTAGTGGAGCCCAATATGAAAGATTTAGAACATTTGCAATTAAATTAGTTATGACTTTAGACAGAACATCACAGGATTCTTTTATAGGAATTCCTAAAATATTAAATTTACGGGCAATTGCTCTTGATAGTGAAGGTACTCCTTGATAGTAAAAACAGACAATCCAAGATATCATAGAGATACATTTTCTAATGCAATTATTGCGACTGATCAACAGATTTTGTTAAAACATAGACAAAAAGTAAAGCAAACAAACATAACGAAATCTAATGAAAATGAAATAAATACTTTAAGAACAGAAGTTAATAATATTAAGAATGATATTAATAAAATTTTAGAATTGTTAAGTAAGGATAAAGATGGCAATATCTGATACCAGTATTACCGATGTAGAATTAGTTAGTACGTTTGAACAATGGCGTTCAAAAACAAATCAAATCGTTACAGTATTAAATGAAAATTCAGATAATGGTCCTGTTACTAATTTAGTTTCTGCCAATTCAACTGGCGGATTTACGATTAATACAATCTCTGCATCGATTCTTACAGGAGCAAATGTAACTGGTACTAGATTATTGTTTAGTGGTTCTCCTGAAATAGATTTTGCTGGAGCAACTGTAGATGATTTAGGATCAGTTGCAAAATGGTCATTAGTTGAAACCGTTGGAGCAACTGTAACTGGTGCTAGTCCTGATAGTAAGATTGAAAGATGTCAAATTAATGAAGTTGAGATTAATTTAAATGGTAAAAATTTAAATGCAAATGGATCTTCTACGATTAATTTTAATGGAGCAACGGTTTCTGATTTAGGAACAGTTTCACAAGTTACAATTAATGAAGGAACAGTTAATGATGCAAATGTAAATATCACAGATGATAATGGTGCAAAAATTGTTACAATATCTGCGGCGGGTCCTCATCCATTGACTGGCGCAACTTTTGGTAATGGAACATTTACTAATGCTGTTTCAGTTGGTGGACTTACACATTCTGCAAATATATCGATTAATGCTTCTTCAGCTTTTGTAGCTAATGTTGGAGCTATTTTTGGTTCAGATGTGGGTACTTCTAATGTGGCTATTGGTAATTTTCCAGAATATACAACCTCTCCAACTCTCCCAACTTCTTCTAAAGGAAGACTGCATATAAGAACAGATTTTGCGGCAGGATCTTCTACTGCTACTGCAGTTGAGGCGGCCGTAGATGATATGCTAATAGAAGGAAATACTGCAGTTGGTATGACATTACTTGCAAACAATGCTTCAAATGGTGCTATTGCATTTGGTGATACTGATGATGCTGATGTTGGGGGTATTCTATATGATCATGCTACTGATTCTTTGCATATTGTTACTGATGCCGCTAATACGGCTATATTTGGAAATGAATATGGTGGTTATATGCAAATTGCGGGTGGAGATACGCTTGGAACTCAAGCGGGTAAATTACATGTAAATGTTGGTTCAACTGATGGCACAACAGGAATTTTTTTAGATTTGAATGATGAAGATCAAATAGGTGTTTCAATTGATGCGGCACAAACAACTGCGAATATTTTTGAGATTAATTCTGATACAGCAACTTCAGGTCATGTGATGGCAATACATCATGGATTAGGAACAGGAACTTCTCATGCTATGACAGGTTCTATGCTTTCTATAACAGATAATAATAGTTCTACAGATACTAGAACAGTTGTTGACATAAATCAAGATACGACAGGTGCTACTGGATCAACAGCATTAAGAATTAAAACAGATGGTGGAACAGGGGCACAGATCATACAAAATGCAGATAAAACAGGATTAAATGTTGAATCCTCTTATGCACATTCTACATCATTAGGTATTTTTAAATCAGCTAGTACTTCCTCGACTGGTGCAACTTTATATGTGCATGGAGCTTCAACTACAGGTGGAACAAAAATTCTGCATGTAGCAAATACTACACACGACCTTTTTAACACCTATGCAAATGGATCTATCCATTGTACGGGTCCTATATTGTCGGATAACGGAACCGATACAGTTAATTGTAGATTACCAGTAAGAGATACAGGTGGATCAGTTGTAAATACAACGTAAGGTAAAATGGCAAAACCCAGCACAAGAGAAGAATTAAAACAATATTGTCTTAGAACTTTAGGAAAACCAGTTATTGAAATAAATGTAGAAGATGATCAACTGGAAGATCGAATGGATGAAGGCTTGCAATTTTTTCAGGAATATCATTTTGATGGTGTTGAAAGAATGTATAACATTCATCGAATTACGGGTTCAACTGTTAAAATTGCTTCAAACACAGGTGCTTTTACAGTAGGTGAGAAAATAACTGGCGGAACATCAAATGCAACTGCAAAAGTAGTTTCTTCAAATACTACAGTTATTACATTTAAAAGTCATAAAGATACGGATGATATTTCAAATAATGATGTAACATCTAGTTTTTCAAATGCAGAAACAATAACTGGAAGTTCAAGCGGATCTACTGCAGTAGCCGATACTGATGCATCGTTGGTTACTTTTGGTGATGTAGACAATCATTATATTACATTAAGTGATTCCATAATTGGTGTGACAGGTATTTTTGATATACAAGATACTGGTGGGGGACAGACAACAAGTGATTTATTTTCGTTTAGATATCAGTTTCATTTAAATGAAATGCCATATCTTACTGCTACTTCCATAATAAATTATAAAATGTCAATGCAACATTTACAATTGTTGAATGATATGTTTGTAGGAAAGAAGCCTTTACGATTTAATAGACATCAAAATCGATTATATTTAGATATAGATTGGGATAATGATGATCTTGAAGTAGACGAATATGTTGTTGCAGAGTGTTATAGAATAATTGAACCTGCAACATTTACAGATGTATATAATGATATGTTTTTGAAAAAATATGTTACGGCTCTTTTTAAAAGACAATGGGGAGCCAATTTAATAAAATATGAAGGAGTTCAGCTTCCAGGAGGAACGACACTAAATGGAAGAACAATGTTTGAAGAAGCAATAACAGAATTAAGAGAAACAGAAGAACAAGTGTCTCTTAAATACGAATTACCAGTTGACTTTATGGTTGGTCCAGGATAATGCCTACTAATTCTTATTTTAATCATTTACAAAATGCCTCAGAACAAAATTTACATCAAGATTTAATTATAGAATCTATAAAAAATTTTGGCATAGACAACTATTACCTTCCAAGACAATATATGAACGAGGATCTTCTTTACGGAGAAGATACTATTTCACAATTTAATCAATCACATTTAATAGAAATGTATGTCAAATCTGTTGATGGATTTGAGGGAGAAGGTGATTTTATTTCAAGATTTGGATTAGAAATAAGAGATCAAGTTATTTTTTCTGTAGCGAGAAGAAGATGGGAAAATTTAGATACTGGTTATGATAGACCAAGAGAAGGTGATGTAATATTTCTCCCGTTAAATAAAAAACTTTATGAAATTAGATTTGTTGAACATGAATCAATGTTTTATCAATTCGGAAAATTACCAATATTTGATTTAACATGTGAATTGTTTCAATACGATGATCAAAGAATTGATACTGGTATTGAAGACATAGATGAAGTAGAAGATAAATATGCTTATTCAATAGAAGTAACTCTTGATTCAGGAGGTTCAGGAAATTATGTAGAAGATGAATATGTATTTGTTGGTAGTACTGAAAGTTCTGCCAATACAAAAGGAAGAGTAATATCTTGGAATTCTACTGATAGAGTATTAAAATTAACAGATTTGAGAGGAACCTTTACATTAAGTCAAAATGTAGTTGGAAATACAAGTGGTGCTTATTATACAGTTGGTACTACTCCTGATACACAAACATTTGTTAATGATACTACTGCAAATAATATAACTATTGAAACTGAAGCAGATTCTATTATTGATTTTTCAGAATCAAATCCGTTTAGTGAAGGCAATATTTAAGTTGTAGATTCTGGAAGAATTGTAATCATTCCCTCAACTACTCTTTCCTTTGTTACCTCATCCGATTGGGTGTATTCAACATCATATACATATAATCCTGAAGACATATTTGCTGTTTGAGTAGCATTAGCGGTTATGGTCACATTACT